GCTCAATTAGCTGGTTTTGCTATGACTGCCTCTTGTACTTGGGAGTTCCCACAAACTGATGACTTTGCCAACGGCGATAACGCAATCGGCTCTATTCAAGGTCAGACTGTTTGGGGACTTGAAGGTCAAGCAGACATTCCTGAGATCGACATCAAGGTCGACAGCATTGCTGTTACCGCTCAAACGAAGAAGCTCAAGGCTAAGTGGACTCCGGAGTTAGGTCAAGACCTTAACGCCTACCACAACCTTGATGCAGAGGTCGAGCTTACTTCGATCCTTTCTGAGCAAATTGCTCTTGAGATCGACCGTGAGATCCTTGAAGACCTCGTTAAGGGTGCAACTGCTGGTACCAAGTACTGGTCACGTTCTCCGGGCTTGTTCGTTAACCGCGACACGGGTGCTGAGATTGGTGCATCTGCTAAGGCTCCGGACTTCACCGGTACCGTTAGCGAGTGGTACGAGACTCTCGTTGAGACCATCAACGATGTTTCTGCTCAAATTCACCGCAAGACTCTTCGTGGTGGTGCTAACTTCATCGTCTGCGGACCTGAAGTTGCCAACGTCCTTGAGTTCACCGCTGGCTTCCGTGCTTCCGTCACTGCTGACGACGAGCGTGGTTCTATCGGCGCTCAGAAGGTTGGTGCGCTCACCAAGAAGTTCGATGTTTACGTCGATCCTTACTTCTTGCGTAACGTGATTCTCGTTGGTCGTCGCGGACCTTCTTTCCTTGAAAGCGGTTACGTGTACGCTCCATACGTCCCACTGCAAACCACTCCTACGATCTTCGGACCTGAAGACTTCGTACCCCGTAAGGGCGTCATGACTCGCTACGCTAAGAAGATGGTGCGTCCTGACATGTACGGTCTTGTTATCGTCCGCGGTCTCATCGGAGAGAGCGGCGCTTAATAGCCACTAAACTCATATAAGAAGCTCCCTTGTTTCGGCAAGGGGGCTTTTTTATTTTTTGAGACATCCTCACACTTTTGTTGTACGGCAAACTACTTATTAATGCCTTTATTATATAGGAGAACTTATTATGGGTAAGAAATGGAAACGCATCTTATTGCAAAGAAGAAACGCAGCACCCGCCGCAGTCGCTGAAGCACCGGCTCCCGCTGCTGTTGAAAAGGCTCCAGAGCCAGTTGCTGTAGAAGAAGTCGTCGAAGAAGCCCCCGAGCCAGAAGCTGAAGTTGTCGAGAACAAGATGAAGCCTGCTAAAGCTAAGAAATCATCAAGACGCAGCAAGTAACATAGGAGAATCGGTGAGTGCCAACGAATTTAAGTCCAAAATCAACTCAGAGCGCGATCGTACTAACGTCTACTGGATCAGCCGACGCTGTTAGTGCTGCGTGCCCGTTCGGCATATACACTGCTTCCGCAAACTTCTTAAGTGGCGCATCAGACCAAGTTGCTTATGTTTATAAGAAGCTTGGTGGCGATGTTGTCGATATTGAACTTACTCCGTCAAATGTATATGCTGCTTATGAAGAAGCTGTGTTGGAGTACTCATATATCATTAACTTGCACCAAAGCAAGAATGTAATATCGACTGCACTTGGGAACACAACAGGAACTTTTGATCACGATGGTGTGTTGTTAACTGGTCCTGTTAGTGGTAACTTGCGTTACCCAAGGTTTCAATCTTCATACGCTAATAAAGTTGGCGATGGTATGGCGGCTATGGCTGGAGTCGGAGGAACTATCCCGCAGTACTCGGCTTCCTTTAAGCCGACAGCAAAGAGACAAGACTATGATCTACAAGAGATCATTAATAGCGCCTCGGCTGCCGGCGTGGATGACCAGGGTCGTTCAGTTCCATTTTCTGGTAAAGTGGACGGCAAGAGAGTTATAATAACAAAAGTATATTATAAGACTCCAAGAGCTATGTGGAGATTCTTTGGTTACTATGGTGGTATCGGTGTTGTGGGTAATATGACCACATACGGTCAATTTTCTGATGACTCAACATTCGAACTGATACCAACGTGGCAAAACAAGCTTCAAGCAATTATGTATGAAGACAACATCTATACACGCACATCTCATTATTCTTATGAGATCATAAACAACAATTTAAGACTGTATCCAGAGCCCGGTCACTGGGACTTCACGTCAGTGGATAGCATGTGGGTCAGGTTCTATGTACAGGATATGGATGTCTTTACACCCAACTCTGAATATGAGGATGGTGTAGACGGTGTTAACAATATAAACACATTGCCTTTTGATAACATTCCATATGAGAACATCAATGCTATCGGTAAACAGTGGATCAGAAAGTATTGTCTCGCGCTCTGCAAAGAAATGCTTGGTCAGATCCGAGGCAAGTTTACAACTATCCCGATCCCCGGAGAGTCAGTCACACTGAATCACTCCGATCTTTTATCGCAAGCAAAGGACGAGCAGCAACAACTAAAAGATAAGTTAATGGATATGTTGAAGGAGACTGAATACAAAGAACTCGCCAAGTACGACGCAGAAACAGCAGACGCAGCGCAGAACTTATTTAAGAACTCTCCTTTACCAATTTTCGTGGGGTAATATAAATGTCAAATGAATGGAACAGACCAGAGCAGCCGCCCCCACCGCTCTTCTTAGGAAAGAAAGAGCGAGATCTAGTAAAGCAGGTTAACGATGAACTTATTGAAAAGGTTATCGGACAACAGATCCTTTACTACTCTATTGATATGGAAACAACAAACTTCCACGAACTCTACGGAGAAGCAATAGAGAAAACATATCTCCCACCAGTTAGAGTTTATGCTTTGGTTAAGTTTGATGAAGAAGCGACATCGTATCTTCAAGATGTGGGCGTGGACAAAGAATACGCTATTACAGTATACTTCCACAGAAGAAGACTCACAGAAGATCAGGATGTCTTTGTCCGCGAGGGAGACTTTGTTTTATATGGTAAAACATATTACGAGATAGTTAAGTTATCGGAAGACAGAAAACTGTTCGGTCAAGTTGATCATACATTTGAAGTCGTTGCGATCTGCAAGCGAGCAAGAAGAGGACTATTCGATGCTACCTGATAACTTTGACTTTGCACAGTTGCCCCCAGAGGCAACAGATGTTACATTAAAAGAAATAGGAATGCTTTCCTCAACCATAGAGACAATTGATATGGCGCTAATGTCGTGGGTCAAAGAGGATCTTGACTTATCCGCAAAAACAAACGCTGGCTACGAGAGAGTTCCAGTTTTATGGCAAGCACCAGAACGCGCATTCCAAATAAAAAATGAAAAGTCCTTACGAGACGAAAGAGGCAGCTTGGTTCTTCCGCTTATTAGCGTTGAAAGAACGAACATTATCAAAGATCCCGATCGCAAAGGATCGTTCCAAGCGCACACCTTTTCGCAAGATCACAAAGGCAGAAGCGGTAGAATGGTTATTGCGAGAAGAGTAAAACAAGATAAAACTCGTAACTTTGCCGTCGCTGCTGGAACAAGAACCAATACCGAGGGAACACTACAACAGCATTTCCCGAGAGTCAACAAAAGAGTGGTTATCCAAAGTTTGTCCATTCCTATCCCTGTATATGTTAATGTAGAATACAAGATAACAATTAAAACTGAATATCAGGAACAGATGAATCAGTTGATGCAGCCTTTTATGACGAGAACAGGACAAATAAATTCTTTCCTTATGAGAAGGAATGGGCACATATATGAGTCATTCATTGACCAAACGTTCACCCACAATAACAATGCATCAAACCTCGCAGAGGATATGAGGATGTTCGAAACAGCAATTAATATACGTGTTTTAGGTTACTTAATTGGTGAGGGAGATAATGATGATCGACCCATAGTAAAGGTCGATGAGAGCGTTGTAGAGGTAACTTTCCCCAGAGAGTCCGCAGTAATTCCTGGCCAGCCGTCGTTTTTGGAAGATTAATTCAGGAACTAAACTTTAATTTATATTGTTCGTTCATCCTTTTGAAATGCAAAACACTATTTAGGTAATGATTGTTACGTCTTTCAAGACAAATAAATACAAGAGGATTGTCTAATCATGTCAGTAAAGAAATTTAAATTTGTTTCCCCCGGAGATTTCATCAACGAGATTGATAACTCTTTTATCCCGAGAAGACCCGATGTCATTGGACCCACGGTTATCGGTCGTGCTACCAGCGGTTTAGCTATGCAGCCGATCAAGGTTGAGGCTTACTCTGATTTAGTTAGCATGTTTGGAGACACTGTCCCAGGTCAAGCAGGCGGAGACGTCTACCGTGAAGGTCAGGATATC